CAGATAAGAATAAAAAAGCATATTCATACTTTGGTACTATTTGTAAAAACTACCTTATGGGTCAAATACAAAAAGACCAAAAAGATATGAACAGAAAAATATCCTATGAGGATATTTCATCTAGTTTAGAAAATAGACCTGACATGATTTATTATTTAGAATTTGAAGAAGTTGATGCGGTTAAGGTTATAGACATTTTTGTGAAGGATATGAAAGATTACATAACTAACACAAAGTTGAATGAAAACGAAATAAAGTTGGGTGTTGCGTTAATTGATTTGTTTGATAATTATGGAAACATTTTTATTGGTAATGATAACAATAAATTCAATAAAAATATTATTCTTCTATCTCTTAGAGAGATGACAAATCTTAGTACAAAAGAAATCAGAATTTATCTAAAAAAATACAAGACATTATATTTGGATACAGTAAAAAGAATAAATAATAAATAATTCCACTCTAAATATTTATTTAGTATGAACAGGAATAGAAAAAAAGAAATATCCTTGAACAAGGACTCAGTATTGAGTCTTATGCAAGAAATTTATAATGAACTTGTTGAACAAAAAGCAACTGCAACTAGAATTCAAAATAAAATGTTAGCGATGCTTAAGGACCCCGAAGACATGACACTTATTGGTCCTGTTATTAAGGAACAACAGAAAATAATTAATGATACTATAGAAAAAAAACTTACCCTATCAAAATTACAATCCACTTTATGGGAGAAATCCAATAAAGATAAGAGTGATGATTTTATTCTTACTGATGTTGATGATGATCTAATACAAAATCTTTTGAAAAAAGATATTGATAAATCTAGTGATAATTACAAATTATAATGGGATTAGATTACAAAAAAGGTGTTGATGACGCGGCTAAAAAAATGGATAGCTACGCGACAGTTAATAACATAAAAAAGCAACAAAAAAAAATAAAAAAAAAATTAAAGGGAGACGAGAGAAAACAAAAATCACCTAAGGAAAAAATAGCAAGCTACAAAGAAAAAGCCGCTAAATTTGAGGAGAACGCAAAAAGTCTTTTTGAGGACATGATTTTTCTTTTTAAAAAATCTGCTCAGTCAGCATTTTCAACATCAGGATCGTTAGGAAGTACTCAATTTTTGAATGAGGCTTTATTTTTTGCGGTTGATAGGGTTAAATCACAAATAATAAACATAATATTAGAAGAAATTATAAGTTCTTTAGGTTGTAGTGAAGAAACAAACTATAATGACATAGTAAATGTACCTATGTATATTCGTGTTAAAGATATAGATTTATTTAGTATTTTGAAATATAGTCCTGATGATGAAAATTCAAAGTTTCTTTACGAAAAAGCTGACACACAAAATGGAGATGTACCATACTCAATGAACAGACAGTTATATCATAGATTAGTTTCTTCACAATCATTTCAACAGGAGTACGGTAGTTTTTTCAAAGGATCTTCAGGCGCAAATCTTTTTGATATAAAATATGTTACCACAGGTTTTGATCCGTTTGGTAATCAAATAGATGGCGACTTATTTGAAATTACATTAACTAGTTTACCATTAAACTCAACAAATGTTACTGATTTTTTATCAGAATATTTTAATACAATAGAAGTCTTTAACTTAGATGACGTAATAAGTCAAGCAATTAATATAGTACTTGGTAGTATAAGTATTGGTTTAGAACAACCAGATTTAGAGTTAGAGTCAATTGAAAAGTTTTTGAAAGTAGTAAAGAGAATTATAGGTATTTGCGATGACCCAAATAAAAAAATAGATGTTTCTGGTGTTGCTAAGTTAAGTGATGAAGACTTAATAACTGATGATTTCTTTGAGGTTACGGGACAAGAACTAAGAGAAGTTGAGGAAAGAGTTGATCAAATTAAAAGAGGTATAATTACATTTGCAGATTGTGGTAATATTGAAGTTCCCGTTAATGTTCAAGCAATAAACGCAGGTCTAAGTGAAATAATTTCAGAAGTTAAAACCGCAGATAAAATTACAAAATTGAGCAACTTAGTTAACGATATTGCTAGTGACCCAAAATGGAAATTTTCTTTACCTATACCAACAATTAGTATTTCAGAAACTTTGTTTAATGATTTACTATTAAGTTTACCAACCGCCGTGTTTAAGACTCTCTTGAGTCCTAAAGTTTTATTAGGGTTTTTTATAATGTTGAGAGCAATTACTTATAGTGCTAATCAATATGTACAAAATCTTGTTGGTTCTGCGGATGAGTTTTTGAAAAACTTTAGAAAATTAGCCATTTCGGTTTGTAGAAAAATAGTTGCACTATTCATAAAAGAACTTTTCGGTTACATCAAATCTAATATTAAAAAATTAGTTGAAAATATAATTTTAGACATCGTAAAAGAATCTAAAGATAAACAATTTGCAATGTACACCGCAATTGTTGGAGCTCTATTACAAATCGGTAGTGCTCTTGTGGATTTTAGACAATGTAAGAGTGTTATTGATGAAATATTAAAACTACTTCAGTTGGCTTCTGCTCAATTTGGATTTGGGTTACCTTCATTTATTTTACAAGGTGCTAAGTTTTTAGGTGGTGTTTCTAAAACAAGATCTTTAGCCAAAACTATTCAGAATTTACAAGAATCGGGTTTACCAACAGATGATAACGCCGACGGTAGTCCAAATCTAATGAACCAAATGATGGACTCAATTCTTCAAGCAAGTATTGATGAGCAGGCACAAAATGGAAAAACAGAAATTGCTTTTCCACCAACACCGCAATTCCCAAAAGGATTCAAATTATACGGAAAATCATATTAATTATGGAAAGTGAAAAAGTATTAGAAATATTAAACGATTATAAAAATAAATCTAATAAAGAATTATTAGATACTGTAACATTTTTGTATGATGATTTTTACAAAACAAAAGATTTAATTCTGAAACTAACTAAACATTTAGATTCCACAGAAAATAGTTATAATAAAGTTTTAGAGGAACTAAATAATAGAAAAACTTTATAAGATGAGTGAATCGAATATGGGATATGAAATGACTCGAAATTTTTATTTTGGGGAGTGTTTAGATAGTGATGATCCATTGATGTTAGGTAGAATCAGAGCCAGATTGTTTGATGAAAATATCGAACAAAGAAAAAAAGCGGCTAATGATTTTGATGAAAATGGAAGTAGCACAACTAACGGACCGTGGTCAGATAAAGATCCATTTATATTCTTACCGTTTTTACCTTATTTTATAAATCAAGTACCAAGAGTAAAAGAGCAGTGTGTTTTATTTTACTTTGATAGGACTAGAAGATCGGGTAGAAATAAATTTTATATGATGGGCCCGTTCTCGTCACCAATGACAATAAAATACGAGGATTATAGGTCCTCACAAACTAACCTTGATTCTGGTAGACAAAACTCAAATGCGAGTTTACCGAATATAAAAAATTCTAATGGTGTTTATTATGATGTAGAAAAAACAGGAGTTTTTACCGAACCTTTTGATATTAGCTTAAATGGTAGAGATACTTCTGATATAATTCTGAAAGAAAGAGATATACTTTTAAGAGCGGGTAAACATTTACCGTTTGTTAGAGGCGAAGTTCCGTTTCCAAACGAAAGAAGAGCATTTTTACAAATGTCATATTTTGATAAATTATTAAATTATGAAGAACCTGTAACATATCAAAAACTAGAAAGAAATAATGAATCAATAAAATATCTTATCGAGTATCAGTGTTCGACAAAAAACACAAACGCAGATTCTTTTACTGGTATGATTATTATTTATAAAATAGATCCAAGTCCTTTTACTCAAACCGATTTTTTTGATTGGGAAACACAATTAACTGGAGTTACACCTCAAATAATTTATACAAAAACTTTAACCGCCTTACCACTTGATAAATTCGCAAGTGAAATTAATAAAGTAATAGTTGATTTCCAACAAAGACCCTTCAAGTTATTTAATACAACAAACAATATTGTAACAACAAGCGGGACCTCAACTGTTACGACAGGCGTTACGGAAATAACAACAGCAACAGGGTTCGATTCGGTTGAATATTGGGCATCTAACCCACCTTTTCCATTTTTTTATAGACCAGATATTGCAATTAGAAAAACTATCACAGACTTTTTAGGTAATGTTGATACTAAATCGGTTGAAAATATGGCAAAATTACTTCAAAAAGTAGAGGTTAGTGTAACAACAACACAAAAAGGTTATGGTTTAGTTAACGATAAAGAAAATGGTATTAGGTCACCATTTAGAGGAATAGACGAAACGGTAATACCTATAACAACAAACGTTATAGATAATACTTGTACATTAATGGGTGCTGAAACTTTGTATTTTTTATCTCATTTAGAAACAATACCAGGTAAAGAAAAGGTCGATTTATCAAATAGTATTTATGGTATTAGCGCAAATACAGTTTTTGAGCAAATATTACCAAACACATCTTCTATGGTTAGAGGTGAAGAACTAATGGAATTACTAAGATTGATAGTTAATTTTTTAATAACTCATGATCACCCTTATCCTCAATTACCCCCAACACCAATAGCAGCAGCATCTAATATTAGTACACAAGATTTACTAACCACATTACAAGAAGCGTATCAAAAAGTTTTAAATAAAAATATTCGTATTAACTAAGTATTTATATTAAAAATACGAAATGTCAATTCACAGATCTTACTTTGATAAGTCAAATACTATTTTATACAATTCCTATACTAATACAGGTAGAAACCCCATTGTGGAATTATTTTTTGGTAGGGTTGAAAATTCACCCGTACCATTAGGATACAGTAGATATATTTTTGACATAGATTTAAGTAAATTAAAAGAAAAAATTGTTTCAGGTGTAGTTTCAACAGGATGTACCGGATTTTTGGGTATAACACACACTCTACGAATGACAAACACTTCTTTCTTTGATAAAGATTTGTTAAACGATAAAACTTCACAGGGTAGAAGGAGAGCTACTTCTTTTGACTTAATTCTTTTTAGAATTCCTCAAAATCAATATTGGGATAGTGGTGTCGGTTATGATTATTATGATTTCGGAATAACTAATTTGAATGATCGGTCATTTTCGAATAGACCAACAAATTGGTTTGAAAGAACTACTATAAGTGGTTGGTCAACGCCAGGTCTTTATAGTAATACTAATTCGTCAACAGGAACAGGAGTTAATTATTCAGCACTTACTATAGTTGACACCCAACATTTTGAGTTTGGTAATGAAGATATAGAATTTAACATGACAAATGAAATAAATTCGATATTGTCCGGTGGAACGACAGGAGTAACAGGATGGGGTATTGCTTTTTTACCTCAAGTAGAAAATATTTCTGGACTTACTGAAAATTATTCTGTTGGTTTCTTTTCTCCTCACACACAAACATTTTATGAACCATTTTTAGAAACTTCATATAATGACTTGATAGATGATGATAGAAATAATTTTTATGCAGGAATTAATAATGACCTATACTTATATGTTTATGAAAATGGAAATCCTATAAATTTGGACACTAACCCAACAGTTGATATTTTAGATTCAAATGGTGATCCTGTTGTTGGGTTTACTACACTTACCACTTGTTTAGTAACAAAAGGTGTTTATAAAGTAACAATTTCTGGTTTAACATCTAATTCGATACCTTGTTTATTTTCAGACGTATGGAAAGGATTATCAATTAATGGTATATTATTATCTGATGTTGAAAATGAATTTGCGGTACTTGAAACCGCCGGAAACTATCAAATAGGTACAACAACAAGTAAACCTAAAATTTTTGGTTTTTCTGTTGATGGTATTAAACAAAATGAGAAGGTTTTAAATACAGACATTAGAAAGGTTAATTTAACAATTAAACAAGCTTACACATCAAATTCAGTATTAAACCCAGTAGAGTGTTATTATAGAATATATGTAAGAGAGGGGTCAAATACAGAAGTACAGGTCCAAGATTGGACAAGAGTTAATAAAACACCAGACGGTTATTATTTTGTTTTTGATACAACAGATAAGATACCTAATGAATATTTTATTGACATAAAAGTAATAACTGATAAAAATGTAGATACTTATAAAAGAGAACTACAATTTCAAATAGTAAATAAATTATAAAAAAATAAAAAAATATGGCAGATGGTAATAACGCTTATAAATGTGGCGACTCAGGAACAACATTAGACGTTAATTATAACGGATTAACTTTATCGCCTGGTGATGTTGTTTCTTGGCAACTCATATCTAAAGGTGGTTTTGAAACTGGATGTGTAACAATTACAGATGTTGATGTTTCAGATTCGTCATATAGTGCACAAACACAATACACTGATTGTTATGATTGTTTAAATAACAATAATGGTGTGGTAGAATTATCTAATTGTGCTAGAGGAACGGATAGTATTATATTACCTGTATCAGATTTAGGAAGTTTTTTAGAGGTTGGTACAGTAATATATGCAACTATTGATGTTAATGTTAAAGGAATAACTGTTAGAATAACTTCATGTTGGACTATAGATGGTTACTCAACACCAACAACTGAAAATTATAATAGATTAAATTTGTCATCTATTGTTACATTAGGTGGTAATTATGTTGGTTTTATAGATAACTGTACTGAATGCTTAGTTGAAAATTTATCACCATATGCCGTTACTAGATGTTTAGAAGGAACCATTGATCATGTTTTACTTTTGGGTGATGGATATGTTGGTAATGTTATTTCTTATACTGATGGTGTAAACATTTATTGTGGTACTGTGGGTGACCAAGAAGCCGGTTCACCTGAATGGTTATTTGTTCAAGATTTTGGAGTACCTGTATACAATGGTGAAGCGTGTGATTTATGTTTAACAACATCAAATCAAAAAGTTTTACTTGAAGATTGTACAAATCCTGAAAATCAATTAGTTGTTTGGGCATCTAATTTATTTGGTAGTGGTGAGTTTTCTCATTTATCATCATCACTTGGTTGTTTTAAAGTAATAGGACCAACAGAAGAGGCAGTAACAGAAAGTTATTTTTTAGATTTTGTACCTTCTCCAGGTTGTAGTCCATGTATTGAATGTAACGGTGTTTTGAAAGGATATATAGAGTGTGGTGACGAACCAAGTAGTGGTTCTGTTTTAATTTATGAAGATATACCATATGGTACTGTAATTTATTCACCAAATAGAGAAAGATGTATAACTATAGATAAAACAACAACAATGCCTCAAGATCATACATTGTATAGTATGACAACATTTGAAGGATGTACTGATTGTAGTGAAAATGCAAATTTTGAGTTATGGGAAGGATCTATATGTGAAACAGGACAAATTATTTATGTCTCAACAGTATCTAGTGCTGGATTATCGGCTGGAAACATAGTAAAGGCAATGTGGGGATCGAATGAATATGTTTGTATTGAACTACTATCAACTGCCGCTGGTGGTGATAGTGGTACATGGTACGATACCAAAAAAGATAGTTTAGGAAACAGTGAATTATATGACGATTGTAATACTTGTGTTGGATCATCAACAATTGTTGTTGGTTTAATTAACTGTGACACAGATGAAGATAGTTATGTGACAATCAGTTTAAGTAATTACCTTTCGATTATCGGAAATGGTTTTTCATTACCTAATTATACAATAAGAGATCAAAGACAAAATTGTTACACGATTACAAGTGTGTGTCCTTTACCTAGCTCAGCATCAACTGAAAGCATGTTGGCGGTTTATTTTTATTTTAGTTGTCAGTATTGTCCTGATCAAATTATTACAAGTGCGAATACAGAATACAACACATGTGTTATATGTTGTGAGTGTGGATCAACAGGTAGCACAGTAAACTCAGTATCAACACCACATCCAACATATACAGACGGTTATAATAACCCAATATTACAATTAAATATGGTTGTACTTGGAGGTCAAAACGGATTAAACGCTTAGATTATGAATATAAATTATATTATACGTAAAGTATTAAGAGAAGAAGAGAAAAAACATTCAAGTAGATACATGTTTTTTTCTAATTTAGAACAAATGAAAAGACAATGTGAAATGTTATTAGAAATGGATCAAGATGATATTGAGTCTATTTTGGAGAACGGTCACGATTGGGCTCAAGATCATATTGCTGAAGCTAAAAATAACATGGACCAAGTCTTTGATTTTTTGAAAAACGAAATGGTAGGAGACCGTGATTACGAAGAAGATGAAGATATGATTGAAGAAGGTCGTAAAAAAACAGGTACTAAACTTTGCGCTAGAGGAAAGGCTTCCGCAAAATCGAAATATGACGTTTATCCCTCAGCTTATGCAAATGGACACGCTATTCAAGTTTGTAAAGGAAAAGTTAAAGGACTTGACGGTAAAAAAAGGTGTTCACCACCATACTGTTAAAGACTTGATAAAATATTTTTAACTAAAATATCTAAGGACTCTTTTTGGGTCCTTTTCTTTTTTGGTTTGTATGATGTCATTACAGGTTTTTGGCCTTTACCCGATTGTGGATCATTTTTTTCAGCCTTTCTTTTTTGCTGACAAGCGGCTCTTTTTTGAGAATCAGACATTTTTCCCGCAACACCAGCTGCCCTACATTTAGGATAAGAACCACTATTAGCGTCACTTCTACCACAAGGTGGATGTTTACCATCAACTTTCCTACAAATGTCAACCCAAGGACCCTTAGGTTGTTTAGAACCTTTTGGTTTTTTCTTTTTACCAAACCATACCGCCAAATCTTCATTAAGAAGTATTTTATCTAATTCGATCCACTCATTAACAGGAACAATATTTTTACCTTTACCTGGCGTTTGATTTATTATTCCACCATCTTCGTCATTTTGTTGTTTGTGAGTTTTATTATATTTTGAAATACTTTTAGATTTCATTTCTAATTTTTTTCTATCTTTTTTATGAGAATCTACTGAACCGTCGTAACTGTCATATTGTAATTCAGCATTTGAAAAGTTTGAAACTTTTTTAGTAAAAGGACCTAAAGAACTGTCTTCCCAATCTATTTCACCCATACTCAAAGGTCCGTTATAATAACCAGCATATCTATCAGAATTTGCCTCCCTAATAATTTTTTTAACTATTTTTTGAATGTCCATTATCTTCTTTTACTTTCTAATAAATATCTATAAACCAGTAAATGTATATGATAAAACACCAGCACCATAATACCCCAAGTTTCCGCCCAAAATAAACCATTAAAAAGTAACACCGCAGAAAATATAAAGATAAACAAATAATATCTAAATCTTTTAATAGACCACAAAGATACGCCTGAAAAAATAAAAAATAATATAGCAAAAATATTATGTAATACAAAATAATCACAAACAGGAAACGCGGTTAAAAGTAATAGAAGAGTTGCCGGTATTCTCCATTTTTCTAATTTAAAAAAGAAAAAACTAACAAGAGCATTTGTTATAATAAACATGGGTTGGAGTGGTGTGCTCCAAGACTGTGATATTGCACTATTATCACCATATAGGATATAAATAATAAAAGGTTGTAAGACCGCTAAAAACGATGCGAACAACCTTTCAAAAATATCCCACCTACTCATCTACCTAATCATTTTTCTAATACTTCCGTCGTCATAAATTTCAATAACAAACCCCTTTGTGTAATCAGGATTTACTTCTTGACCCATTAAATTTACATATTTAATAATTTTCTTCTCAGTAATTGTTTTTGTTACTAATATTGGTCCGTAAGTTTCAAATTTACCATCAATATCAAATTGTTGTAATCTATAATAAGTTAATTCATTTAAATTATAATCAATATAAGAATACTTTAATTCTTGTATTGAGTTACCGGCTGACGGAATTGTTGTGATTTTTCTCCAATTCTCACCGTTTACTGACACCTCTAAATCAAAATGACTTGAGTTATTTTCACTTGCTGTTGTCCATTTAACAACATTCCACTGAGGGTATGGTGTGGCTTCAAATTGTGTTAATTCTACAGGTAATGAAATAGGGTTAGATATTCTTATTGTATACTCTTCAATTTCACCATAACCATAACCTATTGAATAATAAGCGTCAATATCAGGTGTATTATTCCATACAGATAATACTCTCATTAAAACGTCCCCTGTTACCGCATCTGAAGGTATTGTTACAAGTTGTGATGTAGAATTTGCAGTTGCTTTTAACAAAACATTTTCTGTTGTTTGTAAGACACCATCACCGTTCCAATCAATCCAAGCAGCATAACCTTGTCCTGGATTTAAAGTGTTTGCTGCAGTTACAGATAAATTGTAAGGTTCACCTTTTGTAACATTTGCAATTATTGAGGTATAATCTGAATAAGCATCACCGTCATTAGTCGTTGTATTATTTATATCATTAAAAGTAACATTTGTTATATGATCTCCATCAACAATTCCTGATGAATATGGTGGTGCACTTTTAAGTGTTATATTTACAATATTAGAAACACCAGATGGACAAGTACCGTCTTTTGATGTTGTTCTAAAATACGCATTTGTTTCTTGTACGTTTAATTGAATGTTGTACGGATTTGCGGGGTTTGTAACAGTACCGTCTACTGTCGTAAAATTATCAAATGACCACTCAATTTTTGTTATTGACCCACCATTTCCGGTAGTCGTTAAAGAAACCCCATCATTAACTGTTGTTAAACTTTTATTAGTACTTAATGTTCCTCCATTTGTTGGTGTTGTACATATCGTAACTGATGTTACTGTTGCTTGGAAACCAACCCTAATACCACTAATATCTGAAGTAAACCTTAATGTAAGTTGTCCTGAAGCATTTTCAGCAGTAATAGTTGCAGGTAATGATGTACCATTTAATGTTGCAAGTAAGGGAGAACTTGTATTTGGCCCATCATAAACATATAAGAAATCATAAACGGCCTCTATGTTGAATGATGAAAAATTTAATTGTAATTTTTTTGTATTGTCAGATGGTGTTAAAGTTACTGTTTGATCTAAATTATTATTGTATGTGTCAGTAGGTCCTCCGGCATCAGTTATTGTATAAGTAAGTGTAGATGTTAATGTTTGACTACAATTTCCTAAAAATGGTATTAGTGTATTTTGATTTGTTACAGTTGATGTAATACCTAAATCATCGACATATCTTTCGTGTGCACCTGATGCTCTACCATCTAAAAGTCTTATAAAAACATTTGTAAGACCTAAAGCACCAATATTTAAAGTGTATTGTTGATAGGTTGTTGTTAGTGCTGATACGGTACCCCTTGTTGTCCAAGTTGTTCCGTCAGGAGATGTTTGAACATTTAAAGTCCAAGCAGTTGAGTTACTACTTCTTCTATACCAAAAAGAAAGAACACCAGGATTTGCAATTTGTGGTGTTCTAATCCAATCACCGGCACCATTAAATCCTGCCGCATAATTACCGGTTCTTACTGGTGAAGTTGATGCAAGTATGGAATTTACACCCCATGTACCTCCTTGTGTTGTTAATGTACTTGTAAAACTTTCGTAAATTAAATATTGATTACATTGTGAATTTGCTATCAGACTGATAAGCATGGTTAAAATTAAAAACAGTTTTTTCATTTAAGTATTTTTAAAAAATAAGATTTCCCCTATAAATAAATATAGGGGAACTCCTGATTGATCAACCATTTTAATGTGTAAATGAATATTTATGGGGAAATCTTTTATATCTACACTCCTATAATGATTATCTTAAATACTGTCGTTATTGAAAACATGGTCATAAAGACTAAAGAGAACAATTTTAGATTATCTAAAAACTTTTTCATATTAATTTTTGTATATTTTTTTGATTATTAAATTATTGCTAACAATAAAGTAAAACCCAGGTAACGCGTTTTCTAAGTTTGTTACTTTGCCGTTTATGTCGATTACTGTCAAGTTTGATAAGTCATCACCTAAAGTTATTTTATCTTTGTTATCCCACCCGAAGTGATTTCCATTACCACCTTGATTACCGTTGTTTCCTCCACCTTGGCCAGGGTTAGAGTTATCAACACCGTCAGCATCGTTTCCGTGACCGTTATTACCATCTTCCACTTCTTGAATCATGTTCCAAGCAGTTTGAACTGCCAATCCTGAGTTTAATCTTCCCGATCCGATTTTACCTACATAGTTAGGATTTAAAATATCTATGTTAGTTGCTGTTAATCTTAAAATTGAATCTATTTCTTGATTTGTTAAGTCAGGTTTAACAGATAACATAAGTGCAACTGTTCCTGTTACGTAAGGAGCTGCAAATGATGTTCCTGAAGAGTAAGTATACCACCCCGGTGCCGGTGTCAATAATACGTTGTGGCCAGGTGCACAAATATCTACACTTGAATTTGTTTGGTGTCTTGTGTTAGGATTACCGATTGTTTTTTCGATATTATCTTGTGAACCTACACTTGTTACTGAAAATACGTGATTATAAGACGCAGGATATACTAATGTGTTTGGTCCTCCACATGTAGTTCCGTTTCCTGCTGAAGCCACGATAAATGTGCCGTTATTATAAACCTCATCAATAGCCATTTGAGCATAAGGGTTAAAAGAACAACCTGAAGCCCAAGATAAGTTAATTACTTTGGCTCCAGAGTAAGATGCGATTAACATGTCGTTATAGTTCATTCTATAAAGACTAAGTGTTGTGTTGTAACCGATTGACGATAAACCGATTGAGTTGTTTGTGTTTCCCGCAACTATTGTTGCCACGGCCGTACCATGTGTACGGGTTGATGTGTTTGTGTTGTCATAATAATTAATTTTACCTGTTAATTCTTCGTGATTTGTATAGAAGTTTTGATCTGATACCGCCACGTTTATTGTTGAGTCTCCTGTTGTATAAACCCAAGCATTTTCTGCCCCTATTAAATCTAAAGCCCAATTAGATGTTGAAACTATATTATAATCATTTGGTAATTCTAGGGTTTCGTATGTTGGTCCGTATTCTAACCCCTTTAATCCGTTTACTCTACTTAATGATACATATAAATCAGTTATATCACAATGACTACAAGTAAATTCAAATACATTTTGTAATTTTTCTTGTTTTGAAGAAGGAAACGCTTTATAGTAAGTTAAGTCAGTATGTAAATCTGTAACTATTGAAATAAATTGTGTATTTCTTTGTAATTGTTCTACATTTTCTACAGTCACCCATACAGAATTTTTTTGTCCGAAAGATACTACAGTTATTAAACTGATTAGTAATGTTGTAATTGTTGTTTTTAAGTTTTTCATAATCTATTAGTTTTATTTTGTCTACACCAATAGATATTCTATTATACAAGGGAAAACCACTTTTAGATACCCCCTAAACAGTCAATTTAAGTTATCACAATTAGTTATTAATATGTGAAAATACGTAGATATATACGTAATAAAAACTAATTTTTATAAAAACAAAAAAGGTCAGAGTAATCTGACCTTTTCCTATTCTAAAGATATTGATTATCTCAATTCTTGTAAGTCGAATGTTCTAACTCCATCAACTGTGATTCTACCATAGAAACGGTTGTTAACCATTTTCTTAGCGTATCTTGTCATGATACCTTTGATAGGTGTAAAGTTGAATGGGTTATACATTGTAGGTGTTAACTGTAGAGGAACATACGGAGCGTATACATATCCTGTGTCTAACAAAGATGAACCTTTGTGTCCGATAAGGATTTGGTTAGCCGGGAAGTATGGATCTCTATACACTTGGTAACGACCTGCTAATGTACCAACTCTTTCGATACCCATGTTGTACTGATCTTGCTCAGGTGAAGCGTTAGATACGTGGAAGTACTCTAGGTCATCAAAAATAGCTGAAACTTCAGAAGAAACAACAATCCAGTTAGCCCCACCTCTCAATGTAGATTTGTGGATTTGTGCTGACAATTGGTTGATTGCTGTGATCAATGTTTGATTCCAGTCTTTTTGAGTGTAAGTCATGTTTCCTGAAATTCTTCTCCATCCGTTGTAATCCCATCTTAGGTTCCAAGCCGCCCCTTTTCTAAGGTCTCTCAAGATTTCTCTATCGATTTCTGCCGCCACTTGCTCAGACAATAAAGCTGTTAATTCAGCCTCAGCGTCGATGTTATGGAATGCAGAAACGTCTTGTGCCAATTCAGGTGACCATTGAGCTCTTAGTTTTCTTTCTGTAACCGATACAGTAACTGACTCAAGGTCAAAAGATACTTCACCGATTTTATCTTCGAATTCTAATTCAGCATATCTTCTAAATACAGCCAAGAACGCAGTTCCTGCAACTAATTTAGTGATAGATGCTCCTGTGTAACCATCTAAAGAACTAGCGTTACAGTCAGCACATACTGGACAAGATAAATCTACTTCTAAGTAAATACAACCGTTTTGGTCACATACGTTATCATAAGAACCACCATTTCCGTTAGGGAAAGTAGTACTAACTTGAGAATAAGTAGGACTTACAATTCCTTTACCATATTGTTGAGTAACAACTCTGAACAATAAAGGTCCTGAACTAACTTCACATGGAGTAGTTGCTGCTGTTAAACCAGCTGACTTGATGATTTTTAAATCAGAAAGAAAAGTTTCTGTATCGATTTCTGAACCATCAGGACCCATTAATTTACCAACACCGTTATCGTAGAAACCACACATTTTAACAATTACTTTTCTTGTGCTTGAACCGTCAAACTGAGTAGATGCTTCAGTTAATGATCCGTTGTTCCAAACTTGTACTGTTGTTGTAGCAGTAACCGCTGTCCAAGTACCTTTTGAATAATCAAACAATCCTGGAGGATCTAATGCTGCTTCAGCACCTTCATAAAATAAATCGTAAAGGTTTTTAGCATATGCGTTAGCATCATTGTAACCTGAATTAGTATCAGTTGTTGAATTTGGTGCTCCGATTGGTGCAAAGTGTGTGTTAGGGTTAGCTGCTCCACCATTATACCCTTGAATTTTAGGTACGAAGTAGAACAATTTACCGATTGGTAAGTTCATTGCTTGTACAGAAACGATGTCATTCGCTAACAATTTAGAGAATACTCTTCTAACGATAGGAAATACTACAGTTTCGAATGAACCTGAACTATCAGTTGATGCCGCTTCGTTGATTAAGTGAGACGCTTGGTTTTCATATAATTGTGCCATGTTCTCTTTGATGTGTCCTCTTAGACCATCTAGGAATCCTAATCTATCCCATTTGCTAATTGTATCTTCTTTGATAACTTTAAGGTGTTTAAGACCGATGTTACCAACAAGACCTGATTCTAATAATGCTCCCATTTTTTTATTTTTTAATTAGAGTTTATTTTTATTTTATGTATAATAAATATACAGTTTTTTAAAAAAGTTTATTTTTATTGAATTTTTGCCATTAAATCCTTCATTCTCAAGAATTGTGGATTTTCATAGGTTTTAGTTTCGATTAGATTTGTTGCCGATCCTGTTTGTGGAGATCTTGAAACATTTCTTTGAACTGATTCTTTGATTGACTCCTTAACAACATTAGTCGAACCTTTTCCGTCTAATTCGTTTTTAATTGATTTGTAAAGATTTTTAGATTCTTTCAAAGACTCGACATCATCAAATCTTCTAAGAATATTTATCTTTTCTTGTTTGGTTGTAGAATGTTCTGTAAACAAACGTGTAGAATAAGCAAGATTTGAGTTGAATACTGCAACCTCGTTTAATTTGTTTCTGAAGAAATCTAAGGCCTTTTTATATTCTTCATTTTTTTCTCTTAACAAATTAACTTCTGATTCTAGAGATTCTACTCTAATGTGTCTTGGTGCTGTTCTTACTTTTGGTAAGCCCTTTCTACCCCAATACTTTCCATTTCCTAAAGTTCTAGCAGCTTCTTTAGTTTCGGTTTCTTTATAATCTTTTTCACCATAAACTAAATCTTCAGCACCTTCTTCTTCAGTCCATTGACTTTCTTTTTCTTCGTCACTTGTTTCAGTAACACCATGTTTCATTTTAGAAGGGTATTTGGTTGCTGATTTAGCGTTTCCACCTTTACCATGTCTTTTTGGTCCTACTTTTGGTAGTTTATCAAACCCTCCTGACATGTTAGGGTTTTTTGAATACTTGAAAGATTCCAAAACTGATTCCAAAGCTTCTTGGTCAATTTCAAAAACAGCCTCATCTTCTTCCTCTATTTCTTCATTTTCATAATATTCGCCCTCAGTTTCTTCGTAACCTTTCTTATACATTTCTTTTGGTTCTTTCATCGGTACAGGTTCAAATTCACCGCTTTCGATGCCACTCAATACAGAGTCAAAACCCATATCTTCTGATTCGTTCATATTCCCTTGTGTGTTTAAGTCATCCATCACAATAATATATTCATTTTCTTGATCTTTGATGTGGATATCTCCGCTTTCGTCTTTTTTAACGTAAATACCATCTTCATCTCCCATCGCTTTGAATACTTTAAACACATCACTCATAGGTGATTTAGTCATGTCAAGTGGTGGTAACTCTGGTTTATTAGTATCCATAGTTGATACTGTTGGTTCACCTATTGGTGTTGCTTCAGTGTCTACTTCAACTTCATCTTCTACATCTTCTTCGTCTGGCATTTGATCACCTTCTTCATCTGGCATTTGATCACCTTCTTCATCTGGTGCATCTCCTTGTTCATGTAGATTTCTTTTTTTTGAACCACTTAATGATTCCTTTACTAATTCGCTGATTTCTTCCTTCATTGTAGAAGCAAGTATTCCTTTTGCATTTTCACTGATAAGTTCTTCAAGGTTCTTCATTGAAAGAAGAGCCTCTTCAACTACAGAATTCGATTTTAATTCACTCATTTTTTTCGCAAAGTGTTTTTTGTTTATTTTATAGATAAATATATCATTTTTCAAAAAAAACCTTTTATTGTATGTGTTATTCAAAAAAAAGTGAAAAAATAAAAAAAGGGATAACTAATGTTACCCCCCTTTTTCTTGATTCTAAATTTTATTAATTATTCAATTACCTCGTCAATTTTACTTTCAACTATTGCTGTTATTCTCCAATCTAAAGTGTATGATTCATACGCCTTTGTGACTTTTGCTTCAACATCTGTTGGTGAAAAACCTTTGACTAGTTTTTCCTCTTTCATTTTTTTTACTTTACCTGTGTTCTCATCTACCATGTCTGTGGTAACCCTTGCAACAAAATACTTTTCATCCATAACTTATTTTTTATTTATCCAAATAATCGGATAATTTTTTCATTAAGTAAATAGATTTGTCTAAACTTGTTGATTCTACGTTTTCGTGCTCAGTAAGTTTTTCTTCGTACTTAGGTCTATCTTCTTTGTTTAAGTAAAGATATGCGCCAGGTGTAGAAGGTGAAGAAACTAAGTCAAAACAAATTAATTCAAAATCTTCCTGAACTTCATTTTGCTCTCCTTTTTTTACTAAAGACCCAACACCTCTAGAAGAAACACCCATAGTCACTCCTTGTCTCATCATGTTAGCTGCCACATCTCCTTTTGAAGAAATAATACCTCTTTCGTGAAAACCAGGAGAGGTTAGTAATTTAATCTTTCCCATCAAAACATTATCTTCCCACCAAACATCAGTAATTAAATGAGCAACTCTATCTAAATCAATAAGTGAAGATTCGGGGTGATTTAATTCAGAAATCGCCATACCACGATTAATCATTTCCTTATATTTTTCAGCTTCCCTTTTTAAAATCTTTTCAGGATATATTCTACCGTTTCTATTTGGTACTCCATATTTCTGTAAAGTAGCATAAAATACAAATGGTTTAGAATGATCCAATTGTCCATAAGACTCTTTTATAACTTGACTATTTCTATGTTCGTTTGGATTTATAATTCCAGCATCCCACTCAACTAGAATACCCTTACCACTATCATTTGGTCCTAATATTTTCATAATGTTTTTTATGATAAATATTCAATAAGTTGTGTTTCTTTAGATTTTGTTTTACTTAAAGTGAAATACTGAGATTTTTTTAGGTCGTCAAAGTAAATTGCATTTGCTATTTTTTTTATTTTTGATTTTAATATTAAAGATTTAAAATCTAAATTTTTTTCATGTACAAATAAAGTTATCTCTAAATTTAAAAAACTTTTTTTATTTTTTTGAATTCCACTAGTCCTTAAATCTAAGTCTACAATTTGTTTTCTTTCGAAAATTGTATGGTCTACGACTTCTAATAAAGTATGGAGAATTTGTCTTTTTATGGTTCCTGTAATTTTATTCCAATTACCTTCTTCGTTTTTTGGTTCCACCCAAGTTTGAATCACAATATAAATTGATTTTAGTTCTTTAGAGTCGACGGTGCCATATCGACAATTTGCATCATCAAAAACATTTAGTTTTGAAGTTTTTCCTTTTTTCATTAATCATAACTTACAAGTTTATTTTTTACAATTATATTAAAAAAAATAACAGTTGTCAAAATTTGAAAAAATTACTACTATTTATATTGTAAACGAAAAAAAATTATGATTATAATACAAGTAAAAAACGAAAAATCTATTGAGCAAGCACTTAAATCTTATAAATTTAAAGTGTATAAAACAAAACAAATACAAATTTTACAGGAACGTCAAGAATATAAAAAACCCTCCGTTAAACGAAGGGCTGAAATTAAAAAAGCTCAATACAAGCAAAAGAATCAGTTAGATTCTTGATTTTTGTCTTTTTTTCCAAAAATCTTTTCAGTAGACGTAAGACCTAAACAACCAAAAGCTAACATAGCAACTGCATTAACTAAAGTGTCAGAAGGCTTAATGTCTCCGTGTGAGTAACTGTTTACATACAAAGTAATACATAACGACACCCCACAAAGAATACCTACGAATCTTTTAGAAGACGCGTTACCATCACTGTCCATAAACAATCTACCTAGTGATTTAAAAAAATTTTTCATAGTCCCAAACTTAATTTTTTTAGTTTATAATAATCATAATGGTTACACTTTGCTTCCATTACTTTATTCATTGTTTTATCGATCGCACCTTTAAGTTCCTTGTCTGTTGATTCATTTATAGAAACTTTTAAGTTATCTAAAACAATTTTTTTAGTCTTTTCAAATTCCTCTTTTAATTGTTCACCGTTAAGTGACAATATATCGTTTAGTTCTTTTTTGTCAGATTCATTTAATCCATCAAATTTTTTCTTCAAATTTGTATTTGCAACTTTTACCATTGATGATATTGGTAAATTTATATTTTCAGATACTACTTTATTTTTACTTTCAGAAATTAAAGTATTTTTTATTTTTCTTTTTGATTCTAAAACAGATTCTAAATTTTTAATACTATTATTATAGATAATATTATCAATCTCTTTATAATTATTTTCATTTGTTTTAGTCCACGAATCAACCCATTCCATTAAAAATTCTAAGTTTTCACTCTGTGTTTCTAATAGTACTTGTGAATATTCTATTGATTCATTAATGTAATCGTCAACAATATCATTAGATAACCCTTTATTTTCTGAAAGGTCGTCATAGATAAAATAAATTTCACTAATGTCTTTATTTTCTAAGACTAATTTTTGAAATCCATACATGAATTTTTTAAATTCAGGTTTTTTTGCTAACTCTGAGGACGCGTTTTCTATCTTTGTTTTAATATTACCAAAAGTGCTCATAAAATATTTTATTTATAAATATCACTTATCAATTAAATCTTTCAATTTTTTGTCAATTTGGTCAATGGTTATTCTACCTTTAGATAAATCAAAGTAGTCGGGACCGTTTAATAGTGTTTCTTCTAGTAATAAATCTAAATCTTTTCTAACTAACCTTTCAGTTGTAGGTGGTTCAGATCCTCCTCCCGCTGGTGGTTCAGGTGGTGGGGGTGGAGATGATGGTTCAGCACCTCCCGGTGGAGGTGGAGCACCTCCTTCAGCACCTCCTTCAGTTGGTGCCGTTTCGGTTCCTCCTGATTTTTGTACATAAAGATTGTCTAAGTTTGAGAATAACCCGGTTTTTGTAATTATTTCAGGTGTTTTCACTAACTCACCAGCAACCGCTCTTTCAATTCTTTGTTGTTGTATATCTAATCTAATTTCTTCGTCTGAGAAACCTAAGATATGTTTTTTAGCCCAAGACGCGGATGTTGGTGAAATTGTATTAGCAATTTCTGTTACCGCTTCTTTATAAATGGCAAACTTTTCTTTCCATACCTCTAAATTTAATAATTCACCTTGTTTAGATGGATTATTTAATGATAATACAAAATTTGTTAATTCATCTTCAAAACCAAGTAAAAATAAATGAATAATAGCGATTTTATTTAACTCAGCTAACATTGATTTTTGAATTCTATTTATTGTTCTTGCAAATCTAATATCAAGTAAAGATAAATTTTTACCGTCACCTACCGCTTCCTCAAAACCTAAATACGCCTTTGGTATTCTTAAAGCGGTTACTAATTTCTTTTGAATATATTCAATATCCGCAATCTCCGCCATGTTTGCGGCGCCTGCTAATGTTTCTATTGGGTTATTTGCAGTCGCATCTCTAACAGGAATAAAATAATCTTGGTCGACAGCCATTTGATTATACCTCATGTCAACATTACCCGTTTTAGGATCAACAATTTGGTCTCTTTTAAATTTACTAGCAACTCTTTGTACATAAGCATCAACATCTTTATCGTCCATATTACCAACAAAAACTTTAAAAACTCGTCTTTCAGGTGCTCTTGATAATCTGTAAATTAACATTGCATCTTCACATAAAAGTAATTGTTTCCAAATACGTCTAGCTTTTTCTAACATTGAAGTTCCATATGGTAGTTTTCTGTCATCACCTAAAATTCTAAAGTGAGCAATTTCCCAAGTGTTAAACTCCATATTTTTTTCTTTCCAAACAAATTTTAAAGCATCGTTTTCCATTTCCTGAGAGTATTTATCAGGTTGGAATCTCATACCTTTTTCTAATCTTTCAATTTGAATGTTTGGTAACTGCTGGCATCCTACAACACCTTTTTCTGGATCTAATTTTAAGTAAATAAAATTATCTCCGAACTTACATGTGTTTCTTGTCCACATAGGTAAGTTAGTGTTTATATCCAACTTATTAACAAACAAATCAATTAAAACTTGTTTGATTCTTTTTGATTCTGAAAAAACTTTTAAAATATCACCATCTTGATCTGGAGTTGTTGATTCCTCCGCATAAATGTCAAGAGCAGCTGATATTTCAGGTGTGTACTCCATAGATTCATAATCATAATATGAAGCCATTCTTGTCGGTTCATAATACACTGCTTGTTGATATAGATTACTTTCAACTTTTTGCCATTGTTTACCTATGTATAGTGTTTGCTGTGCTTCTAATTTTTCTGTTTCAAACTCCTGTTTATTTTTAGTTTTTAGAAGTTCCTTTTTGTCAAATTTAAAAACCGGTGCTTGCTGATCTAAATTAGAGTCAGGCCCAAAAACCTTACCTAATCTCTGCCAAACGGTTATCTTTTTTTCTGCCATAATTTTTTTATAAAAAAATAATACTAAATATTACAAACTAAACTCTTTTAGGTCCGAATAACCATAAATACTTTTCATAATCAGTTTTTGTTGGTTGATTATTATTATATTGAGATAAGTATGGGTCTATTGGTATTGAAGGGTTAAAGTCTATAGATGAGTTTTTATATGTTTTAACATCTGTTGTCCACGATTCAATCATTGCCTTTGCTTGTTCTGTTGCTTTTTCTAATTTAGAAAAAGAAGTTTCAGCGACATATAAAGCCATAGCCATCGCCATAATTAAATCGTCATGCTGACCTTTTTGGTGGTCGGGTTTACCGTTTATGTAAACAAAAGTATTTAATTCATTATAAAGTCTTTGAGATCTAACTCCAAAATCATGTCTCAACGCTTCTTCAAACGCGGCCACTATTTGAACCCTTTTTGAATTAAAATTAATACCAGGTATTTTATCTTGTGCTTTTGGGTCCCATTTCCATTTATCTGCCGGGTTTACTCCATCAACATAAAGATTTTTATAACCAAGTTCCTGTAGTTTTCTTGATGTAGCAACACCCATCCCACCGGTAATGTCAGTAACAATAAAGGCATTATACATTGTGGCCCATTTATACGCTATTTCAGCAACAACATCAGGTGGTACCTTTGCAATGTATTCTAAAACTTGTTCTCTTTCATCAAAATCAATTATAATAAAAGTTGTAAAGTCTTCGCTATCACCTCTTGAAACATCCATACCCATAATATATTTATGACCTTCAACCGGCTCTTTCCATTGCCATAAAACGCCGCCCATAAATTTATTTTCAGGTTCTTTTAGTTGATTGTCTTTAATTGACTTCATTGTTTCAGGTGGAATTACGTTATCACCTGAACCCAAAAAGTTACACTCAAGTTCCTGAGAAATTTTTCTCCTATCAAACTTTAACTTTTTAGCCATGGCTTCAAACCACGAACTATAAGCCCTATAACCTTTTTCTAATTTTTGTTTGATACCTTCAAAATCTCTTTCTCTAACTTTTACTTCTGAATAATCTAGTGTTATTTCATTATCTTTATAATCGGCTCGATTTAACATGTAATGTACAATATCATTACACTTAATTAATTTTAAATCTTTAGAATATCTAGGGTCTCTCCACCAATACATTTCAGTGATTCTAAAGTCATTCATTCCTTTTATTGCTTGACTGTAAATAGAATAATAAATTGGATCAAAACCGTTTGGTGTTGATATCACAATAACTTTACCTCCTGTTGAAAGGGAAGCCATACATGCTGACCAAAAATCTTCGTCAGCATCAATATAAGCAGCCTCATCGAATATTAAGATTGTTGGGGTATACCCACGTAACGCATCTTTTGAAGTTGCAACCGCTTTTACTTCACACCCATTAGTCAATTTAAAGTGTCTTTGTGAGTTTTTTTCAGCAGAAAACCCAACACCCATCCATTTTGGCCATTGATCAACAAATGCCCTGACTTTATTTGCCATCTCAACCGCAGTGTCAAGTTTGTTCGCAATTATTAGAATTTTTTCAGGTTTTTCTTTTTTTGCAAATACCAACCTTTTTGATGCCCAAGCAGATGTAACTGTTGATACTCCAGCCTGACGATATTTTAGTGCTATATTTTCATCACACTCATCGTAATCTTTTACCAATGTTACTTGATCATTAAATAATTCTAACGGTACATACTTAGATTGTGTGTTGTCGTAAGTTTGTAAATAGGTTTTAAGTGCGTAAGGAGTATCGTTTACACATTTGGCATATTCTAAAAGAGCTTGTTCTCTTGATAAAGACATTCATTATCTTTTATAATTTTTAATCGCCGAAAGTAAATCTTTTTTAGTAGTCATAGGTGGTAAGTAATCCTTTATGATACTCATTATATTTTCTTCTAATTTTTTAACGTTTTCTTTAGATTCTTTTTTTTCAGGTAAACCTTTGTCTTTAGTTGATGCGAAATCTTTAACTTGTTTTTTAGACATAGAGTCAACAACTTTCTCTACTTTTTTTCTATAACTTTTTGGGATGTCTTCTAAATCTTTTTCTCCCTTTTCAACTGAATATGCAGCACCCATCAGTCCTCTTTGTTTTTTTGAAACCGCCTTTTCTTTAATTTCTTTTTCACTAACAGATGCGGTATCTTTTGTTGGATCAAAAGTTATTTTATTTTTATCTGTGACATTTTTAGTTGCGTCAATAAATTTATTCTTGTCTTCTATATTTCCTAAATTGTAGACCTTAGTAATTTTACTTTCTTCTTCTTTTGTCTCTATTTTTTTTACTTTTTCATATAGTAGTCTTAACTGCTCTTCATTAAGACTTTCTAAAGTCTGAATTGAGAAACCTTCGTAAAGTAACCCAACTAAATTAGTATTCATATGTTTCATCTTGTACTAAATTTTTTTCCCATTTTAATACGATATCTCGTTCATATAGTTTGTTTTCCACACTTTCAGTACTTTCACCATATCTGAAAAACAATCTTTTCTTTTTATTAATTAATATTTCTTCACTGTCTGATTTTTCAAAAGCCAAAGCAATAACTCCGTCGATAGCATCATAAATGCCAAAATAATCAGAGTTTTGTATAAGCTCAAGCTCTATTTCAGAATTTTTTAATACCCCAACTTTTTTTATGTAACTTATATTTGGTGGTGAAGGTTTACCGGCTGCTGGTTCAGCATCCCATTCCTCTCCCCAAACATCATCCAAATCAGAAAATATAAATTCATATATGTTATCTCCTTTATAGTTTGGGCCTAACTCATTTACATAAACTAAATTCATAGTACTTGTCCTCTACTTGTTACTCTAATCTGTTTTCCATTTTTAATAAAAACTAAATTTTCTTTGTTTGTTTTACCAACAAATTTAGCATTTTCATTAAAAAGTTTTAAAGAAACTTTCATTTGTTCTTTTGACTCTGATAAATTTCTTATCTCATTTTTTATTTCAATCTCCTTTAATTTTGTCTTCAAGAAGTTTTTTTGTTTTTTTTCTTCTGATAATTTTTTTTCTTCAGGTTCAAACTTAAAGTACTTTGACAATATGTTTTGTACTTTTGATTCAGAAACAGGTGGTGGTGGAGGTGGCATTTCATTCATACCAGATTCTTCATTAGACCCCATATTTTCATCACCAAGATCTAAATCTTCATCAGAAATATCAAAGTCCCCCTCACCTTCGACCCCATATTCATCAAAAGATTCCAATTTATCTAAAATATCATCTCTGTCCTCATCATCCAATTTTTTCAAATCGATTGCAGATATAATAGAGTTAATTACATATTTAATATCTTCAGATTTCATTTTTTCAAAACCTCTCAATCTTTGACTTAATCTTCCTGTAAGTTTTTGTATTGTTTTTAATCCAGTAGGACCTGCAGGTTGATCTTCACCCTCATCACCTATATTTGGTTGAGGTAATTCAGGTCCGTCAGATCCCATATCACCCCCCATATCATCACTTGGTGGTGGTGTACCCATATCTCCTCCCATATCATCAGCAGGTGGAGGTGGAGTTCCCATATCTCCTCCCATATCATCAGCAGGTGGAGGTGGAGTTCCCATATCTCCTCCCATATCGGCACCCATATCATCAGCAGGTGGAGGTGGAGTTCCCATATCACCAGCTGGTGGAGGAGGTGTACCCATATCGCCGGCAGGTGGAGGTGGAGTTCCCATATCACCAGCAGGTGGTGTTGGTGCTGCAGGTGGTGGAGTTGCAGTATCTGCGGGTGGAGGA